CCTCCTCCGAGCCCTCCACCGTCTCCACCACCGAGCCCTCCTCCGTCTCCACCACCGAGTCCACCACCGTCTCCACCACCGAGCCCGCCACCGTCTCCACCACCGTCTCCACCACCGAGCCCTCCACCGAGCCCTCCACCGAGCCCTCCACCGTCTCCACCACCGAGCCCGCCACCGTCTCCACCACCGAGCCCTCCTACTCCATTGCCTCCTATGGATTGCAATGTTGCTTGCAATTATTTAGAAATTTCCCAGAACGCACCATTGTTAGTTGTAAATATAATTGGAGATCCTGTTTATGCAGTAGGAGTATCTAATAAAGAAATCCCGCCTGGAGCTTTTTTACTTCAAGAAGTAAAAATACGAGTCCAACCTCCAAGTGCCGAATTATGCCCAACAGAAAATTTCAATATTACTGCAAAAACTACTGGCGAACACGATACAGTTTATATTGGAAAAATTTCCATTTGGAAAGAATATCAAGACTATGTTTTAGGCAAAGTGGCAGATATTATTTTAAGCATAGGATCAACAAAATGGTTGTCTGGATGTATTCCTACTGGAATAACTGGATCTTATATAATTTTTGAACTAACATCTGTGTTAAGTTATGAAACTGTAGAGGCAAATGATTTTTATTTTAATGTAGAGATAGGTAAAAATAATATAACAGGACCCGGATTATATGCAGCCGTGTCCAACAGTGAAGAATTTTCAATTATTTCGGATGGTAAGTATATAGAAGGCTGCAATGGAATTAAATACGGAACAGACGCATGGAAACGAATTTGTTTAGGATTAAGCAATTGGTATATTACATATGATAAAGCAAAGAAAAGATTTATATCATATATTTCAGGTCAAAATGGAACTAGATATAGCAGCGGTTTAGAAGATTTTAAATGGAATGATGGCGGATATTTACCGATTACATCTGATTGGAAATCAGCAGCATCTAATGAATCTACATTGCTAGTATTTATAAATAGTACTAATGCATATGCATATACTTCTAATGGTGGAATATCATATACATCTGGAACTTTGCCAATATCTGGCAATAACTTTATTTTTTATGCACCACAAACAAATAAGTATGTTGTTGTTGGAACAGGCTCTACAATTGCATATTCTAAAGATGGATTAATATGGGAGACAACATCTTTGCCAATATCTGCAAATTGGATTTGGGGATGTGAAATTCTTGGTAAAATATATATATTTTCTTCTAGCGGTAATATTGTAATTAGCACAATAGAAAATATTACTGGAACATGGACAAATAAATTAGAATCATCTTTATCTGGAATTAAAAAACTTGCATATGGATTTTACACAGTAGGAAATGTTAAAAATCATGTATTGGTTGCAATAAAAAGTGGAAATACTTTTTATAGATCTTTAGACTTAACAAACACATGGTCTTCTGTAACTGTTCCAACTATTGATATTAATAATTGGGTAGACATTGTATGTGGAGATAGTGAAGAATACTACGGGCAGAACTTTTTTGTTGCAATACAAGATTCTTCAGTTGCTGCCGGATTGATTTATGCATCTCCTAATGATACAAATACATGGAAAAAATCATTTAAAGCAGTTGTAAAAGGACTTCAGTCAATAGCTTTTGGAGATGCTTCTACTCCTTCCCCGCCAGTGCCACCGCAAAACTTTGGAAGATTATGGGGATGGGGAAGAAACCTGAATGGTGTTCTTGGAACCAACACATCATTGTTAATGACTACAAGCATAATACAAACTGTTGCTGGCGGAGATACATGGCAACAACTTGGATCTTTTAAATATAGCAATACCTTTGGCGCAGTTAAAAATGATATGAAATTATTCATGTGGGGTAACAATTCTTATGGGCAAATAGGAAATGAAAGTGTAGTGAATATAAGTTCTCCTGTTGCTGTTGCAACAGATAAAACATGGAGAAATGTATTTGGAAATTATGGAACAACATTTGCATTGTCAAATGATTATAAAATTTGGGCTTGGGGATATAACAATTATGGACAACTAGCTCAACAAGATTTAATACACAGATCAAGTCCTGTTCAAATATTAAGTGCATCATCATGGTATGACTTAAGTTTTGCCGGATCTTTTGTCACAGCTATAGATTTTAATAATAAAATTTGGGGTTGGGGCAACAATAGTATGAATGTGTTGGGAGATTCTACAATCTCAGGATTTAGTAGTCCTATTCAAATTGTTAGCAATGATTATAACTGGCAAAAAGTTTCTAACGGAAGTAGATTCTATATGGCTATTCGTTCAGATGGCACTTTATGGGGAGCAGGACTTAATTCTCAAGGACAATTAGGTCGTGAAGATACGGTTCATAGAAGTTCTATAGTGCAAGTTATTGGAGACTTATCTAAATGGAAATCAATATCTTGCGGATATAGATTTGTTACAGGTATTAAAGAAAATGGAACACTGTGGACTTGGGGATCCAATAACACAGGGCAATTGGGAGACGGAACTACTGTTAACAGAAGCTCACCAGTGCAAACTACATTAGGCGGAGATGATTGGCTGGAAGTAAGCATTAGCGATCTGTTTGTTGCGGCTATTAAAAAAGATGGAAGAGTATACACATGGGGATATGGAGACGTTTATGGCAGTTTAGGAAATATTCCAGCATATAACAAAAGCCAAAGTAACCCTGTACAAGTAGAAACTTTTGGAAGATTGTGGAACAAAGTTGAAGCAATAGCTGATAATGTGTTTTTAATAGAAAGACCCTAAACTAAATTATGAGTTATAAATCTGATATAGTTTTTCTGTTTTCCGGAGGTCCAGCAAACGCTGATCCAGTAAAAAGTTTAGGAGGAGGAGTTTCTTCATACGAAATATCTCCTATTATTAATAATTTATTTAAAGATGGCTCGGAAGAAGAACAAAACAAAGGTCTTATAGATTACAAATGTATCTATGTTTACAATAGCTCTCAAACAAACTCATTTGATAGTGTTAGAGTATTTGTTGATAATGTTTTAGATACTCCAAATCAAATTGATGTTGGTTTTATATTATCTAACGAAAAACAGAAAATAAATTTGGGTGGAATACCTACATCTGGAAGTTTTGAAATTCAATTAGAAAATGAAACAACAGACCCAATTACATATCCAGGAACCGCCGCAGGATTTGCAACAAATATTAAAAATGCTATAAACGCACTTTCTAGCGGAAATTATATAGTTTCTGTAGATGGAACACAAGAAAACAGCTTCCAATATTATGTTATAACATTTTTAGATCCATATGGCAAAAGAACACAGCCTATTATTAAAATAATAAATAATACTTTGAAAGATGCCGGGTTGGTTTCAATAGGATCTCAAATTTCAATAAGCAAGCTTGGCAGCCCTATTAATAATTTGGGACAAGTTATAGGTTCTGATAAAGCAAAGCCTGCCAATGTTGAATTCAAAAGTACAAATGCTAATTCTACTATAAGCATAGGAAACTTAAAAGCTTTAGATTTTTTCCCTATTTGGATAAGAAGAACTATAAAATCTGGCGTTAGCCCTTCTATTTTATCTGGTTCTACTATTAAATTAATAGGAACTATTGTTCCAAAAACAAATCCTACTCCTCTTCCTATTCCAAATATGACTGCTGTGGCAGCTCCAAACCCAGCGAACTATGGAAATACAGTTGTAATAACAGTAACGGTGGTGCCATAATGCCAGTTCCTACAGGGTTTATAACTTATAAAATTGGTAACAACACTCCTTATGTTGGCACTTTAGTTGATGGAGTTTCTTCATATTCTGTTACAAATTTATCCCCAGGAACTCATTCTGTAACAACTATTTATTCTGGAGACTCTAATTGGCGTTCTGTATCTAAAAATTTTTATATTTATGTTTATGATCCTGTTACACCACCTTCACCACCTTCACCACCTTCACCACCTTCACCACCTTCTCCTCCACCGAGCCCGCCTCCGAGTCCACCACCGAGCCCGCCTCCGAGTCCACCACCGAGCCCGCCTCCGAGTCCACCACCGAGCCCTCCACCGAGCCCTCCACCGAGCCCGCCTCCGAGCCCTCCACCGAGCCCTCCACCGAGCCCGCCTCCGAGCCCGCCTCCGAGCCCTCCTCCGAGCCCTCCTCCGAGCCCTCCTCCGAGCCCTCCTCCGAGCCCTCCTCCTGGAGGCAGCTGTGGAAGTTGTACATGGAGATGGGAAGGATCTGTTTGGAAGAAATTTGCTCAGAGTTGCACAGGAACTTGCTTTTCTTGTGATCCGCCAACAGGTTCTGGAACAATTATTAATCAATATAAATCTACAGATTGTTACTAAAGGAAAACATGATTGCAATTCAAGATTATTCATGTAGAGTTTGCGGAATGAAACCGCATGATTTTATATCATCACAAAAACTTGGATGTGAATTTTGTTATTTATTCTTAGAAAAAGAATTAAAAACCTTAATGCCTAGCATTCAAGATGGGGCAGTAAAACATATAGGTAAAAAATGTGGTTCGGATACACTTTATAATTTTTTTGTTTATATTTTAGAAGAAAGGTCAAAAACAAACCCAGAAGATGCTATTATTTGTGAAGAAATACTAGAACTAGTCGCAGACTATTTTAGATTTTATTAAATCATAATAAGATTTTAAAGAACATATTAATTCTTTGTTTTTAATTAAAGATATTTTATCATTTATAACTAAAAACTCTTTTTTAATTTCTTCAGCAGTTCTATATTGGACCCATTCTTCAAATTTGCTTGGATTAATTATTCCAACACCTTGCCAGAATCTTTTCCCTTGTTGGTCTAAATTAATATCTAAATTTTTTATATCTAAAGCGTTAGATTTTAAAATATTTCTAAATTCTTCTATGCAAATTTTTGCATTTGGAACGATGTTTCTTTTTTCTGAAAGAACTAAGGCTGCAACACCTACAACAAATGGACAAGCCATAGAAGTTCCGCTTAAATAAGCATATGAACTTTTAGGAACTGTTGAATATATCTTTACTCCTGGCGCAACAAAGTCTAAATTAGGACCAGTGCAACTAAAATCTGCTCTCATGCTTTTTTCATCAACAGCACCAACAGATATGCAATCTGTATATGCAGCAGGATATAGTAATTGTTTTGAAGATCCAGCGTTTCCTGCTGCCACAAAACATGTAACACATTTTGAATTGGCATAATCTATAGCATCTTTTACAGATTGGGTAGGATTTCTGGAACCTAGACTCATAGTTATTAAATCTGCACCATGATCTACTGCCCATCTGATTCCCTTTGCAACAGAATCTATGGTTCCCATTCCAAATGAATTTAAAACTTTAATAGGCATTATTTTAGATTTAGGAGCAACTCCTACCATGCCATCATCATTGTTGTTTGCAGCTATAATGCCTGCCACATGTGTGCCATGATTTAATGCATCTTCAGGCGGTAATCCTACTTCTACAAAATTAATCCCCTCAACTAAATTTTCTTTTATATCTGGGTGAGTTAAATCACATCCAGAATCAATTACAGCTATAGTAACATTTTCTCCTTGGCTAATTTTCCATACCTCTGGTAAGTTATAACTTGATATATGCCATCCAACTTCCTGCCCTGTTGATTGCATGCTAAAAACATCTTCTACAGTGTAGGGTAGTAAACTTACCATCTCATTATTTTCTTCCATAAAACTATATATTATTAATGGAATTAATTAAAAAATAGGATCGTAATTATGCCAGTAACAAGAACTAATGAATACACGCAATTATATTATTTTGACCCAGCTTCGTATCCTTTGGGTTCTAAGCTAGATGAAACGCTTATGACAATTCCTCTAGGAGACCCTCTCGCAGGAGATCAAGTTCGAAGAACAAGGATTTTATTAGCGGGAGACCAAAATTACAATGAAATTGTAAGAGTTAAAGATGAAGGTGTAAATGGTAATGAATACGCCCTTTTAACTAGAAATATTAATGAAGCTCCTAAAAATCCAATAATGCATACAGATTTTGCATCTACAGGACTTGGAGTTGTTTCTTTGGCAAATTATGTAGTTCCTACTGGATTTAGATTTAGTTTTACAGGTATTATTTGTACTGGAGATTTGCCTGGAAAATATACCGTTTATTATAAAGTTGGAGTGGTAGAAACTCTATTATTTACAATAAGAGGAACTGCTTCTATTCCAAATGTATCTCAGATTTTTAATACTCCTCTTATTACTTTGGCTGCTGGCGAAAGCATTGTAGTAAAAGTTGAAAATTTTGCCAATGCTGTTACGGGTAACTATGATGCTAGTATTATAGGTTTCTCAACAGATTTATCATAAAGGTTGCATGTGATGACTACAGAAGAATTTACAGAATGGTTTTCACAAATAGATAAAATAATTGTTGATTCATTTGATAAAGATAGAGTATATTTTATATGTTCTGATGAAAGTTTGCTTCCTAAAATAATACAAACAGCGGAAAGAACTGATAATTTTCTTAGTTTACACACCAATAAAGAGAATGATATAATGTTTTGTTTGCATAATCACAAATTAGAAAATTTTGTAAACAAGTGGGACGAAGTCAAAACAAACAAAAAAGGCATTCCAGACCTTTCTTTGGTTACTTGCAATCAAATGTCAAGTGAACTTAAAAAACGTGAAAACTTGACTTTTGCTCTTATATGGATCGAAGATGAAAATACTGAAAATTTCAATATAGAAGCAAGTGGAAATCCAACCATGCTTTGTGGAATGTTTAGCCGTGGTTTGAATATGGTAATAAATTGGGCTGATAAAAAAACTAAATTCGAAGACCACGAAGAAGGAATTTGAATTAATTCATTTAAATTTTATATATATTTATAGAATATCTTATATTAAGAGGTTGCTATGCCTATTACAGCTAATTTAGACAGTTTTATGTCAACTCCAGTAAGCATTGTAGATCCTAACAATCCAGCAAACTATTTAAATATTGTAAGCGGAAGTTTTAATGTAGGTTTTAAAAACTATTCTAGTGAAGATATAGTCATAGAATACAATTTTAATACAATTCCTCATTCTGGAAGCTTGGGCTCAACATCTGTTACTTCCTACACAGTTCCTTCTGGTAAGAATTTTTATCTCAAATCTTGCCAGGTTGCTGGCTATGCGGGTCCAGTAAAATTTTCTGTTTCTATAGACGGGACTGTAAAATCTACTATGATTATCTCTAGCTTTGCACCACAAACTCAAGTTTCATTCCAGCCAGCATGTTATACTTCTAGCGGTCAGCAAGTTGTTATTACAGCAGTTAATAATTCAAATTTTGACCAATATTGCTATGGAACAATTATGGGCAATTTAGAAAACATCTAAAATTCCAATTAAGTATATGTTAAGCATAAATATACATATATGTTAATTACGCAATATTTCTATGTACCGTTCCCAACAACGACAACTACCACTACGCCTATACCATTTACAACAACGACAACTACTACTCAATATCCATTAACAACCACTCCGTTTCCAACAACAACTCCTGTTCCTTTGCAAAATATATTTGTAGCTAAATTTAATATTAATGAAATTGTATATGATTCAAATGCAACAATATGGAAAATTGTATTAATTAATAATACTATTGATAATATTTACTATCATTTAGAAGAACCATCACAAGAAAACTTTACAAATGGCAAAAATATAAAAACTAAAATAGCTACAGAAAATGAAATATTTAAAATACAAGAAGGACCAAGTGTTATTAATAATTTAATGGATAAAAAAATAGCAGAATATAATGAAATGCTAGATCAAGTTATTTCTCTTAGAATAAATCTTAATAGAAAGAAGAATTAAAATGCCTATATTCTATTATACAGGATCTGGCTCAATTAGTGTAAATGGATGTAGTTATTATTATTTAAAAAAGTTTTTGCAATATGCATACAAACCTGGAGATGTTTTGTTTTCTTTGCCAAATGCTAAAAAAGGCAAATTAGAAAAAGTCGTAATTAAATTAGTTCGTGTTATATCAAAAAGACAAGATTTATATGGTGCTTATAAATTTCTTTATCAAGATACACTTAATGGATTATGGTCAGAAGATGAATTGGTTACGGAGGCAAACGCTTTGCTAGAAGCCCAAGATTATTATGCAACACAAATATTGATAGCACAAAATGCAAAAATTATTTGCGGAAATAAAACTATTCCTAATTATCCTTGAACAACAAATCTTCTATTTTTTTTATCTCTAAATTTTTATAAATATTAGTATTTAAGAAAACATAGTCAGAAACATCATATCCCCATTCTTTATAAGAACCATTAAATTTATTTTCTAATACTTTAGTAGGAATTCCAGCTAGCAAAGTATATGTCTTAAGCCATGTATCTACACTTATTACTTCTTTTGCAGAATTTATAATGCTTAAAAAGGTTTCAAAACTATGAATTATTTTTTTTCCATTGTTTAGTAAAGTTTTATTAGAAGTTAACCAAACATGCTTATCATTGTTTATTTTTGGATAATAATTAAAATCTTGTTCTGAACCAACAGAATAAATTGTATATCCTTTTGATAAATACAAATCTACTAAAAACTTAAATTCTTCTGTGGTCAAATACCTTCTTTTACTATCAGCTTTTACAGAACCAGAAGGAGCTAAAATTAAAACTTTTTCATTTTCTAAATAAGGCGCTTTACCTATTCTTTCAATCCAATCAGTGGATGCTTTTATTTTGTTTTCATAATATTTTTTATTGGTTTTCCAATCTCCATAATCTAAATTTTTAGCTAAATGTTGAGAAGGAGCAAGTCTACCAGTTTGTAAAATCATTTGCCATGATTGAATTGCAATGTTAGTTCCCATTACATTTGAATGAATAAAAGATTTTAAATTAAAATACTTGAGAAATTCTGAACCAAAACCAGCCGCATTCCCATTCGAAAAAAATACAACTTTAGCAGAAGGATCATCATAGCACGAACCCAAAAGAAGAACTAAATCTCCAACTCCGCCAAATGTTAAATATATATTCCCAGTTGTTCCAACAAAATGTTTGAGCTTTTCAAACATATTTTTAGTTTTTATTGATTGTTGTTTACTATCAGACAAATTTTTATTTAAAGAAGTAATTGAATTAATTTTATTATTAAATTGAGGAACAATAGAATGCCTCAGCGCAGAAGCATCTGGTTTTATACCATTTAGACTTCTGCGCTGCAAAGATTCTTTTATTAAATTTTCTATATTGTTTTTCACAAATTCAAATTATCCTTGCCCTAATTTTGCCCTCTTAAAGTTTTATTAACACCTTTTAAAGTAGCACCAGAAACTTTGCTTATATTGGCTGCATCCATAACAGACTTAATAATTTCTGATAAAAAAGATTCCATAACTTTTGGATTTTTAGTAAAACTTGTAAGTCTTGTGTTCAAATTATTCAAAACTGTTTTAGCCGCTGCGCTAAATTTAGCAATAGCTGGATCCTCTTTTGCCTTATTAAGTTCTTGTTGCTCTTCGGGTGTTAGAACAGTAGCAGCATTTTCAACAGGATCATTGCCCATGCCTTCACGCCAAATATTAAATTTAGAAAGACTCATTTTTGCTCCTTTAAATATATTCATCAAAGTCTGATGTATCTATCATTCTTCTTTTCTTTAATTTTTTAATTTCATCATAATCTGTATTGGTTAAATATTTTTCTAAATTATTCTTAATTTTACCATACCATGTTGATATCTTAATTGGAGATACCCCAAGTAATTGACTTAAATTATCAGGATTATTAAGAATCATTATGAAATTCTTCCAAAAATTATCATCAATACTGAGACCATCTTTTATAGCCTCTATAGACATTCTTTCAGATTCTTCCCTTTTTTTAATCTTGTCAGATTCCATTCTTTCAAAAATCATACCAAAATTAGACATACATTATTTATTCTTTTTTTTGCAATTTATTCCAAGATATTTACAATCAGCATTTTTATGATCCACAGGGTCTTTATCTCCCTCTTGATTACCTTCAGCATTCCACTTGCTTGCAACCCCAGCAAATCTATGGGCTCTAGTATTGACAGGATAAGGAAGAACCCCTCCTGAATATTCATTTAGCCACTTTAAAAATGTCTGCATAAACTATTTAGATGCTTTGTGCCAAATATATTTTGAAGATTCTTTTTTAGAAGTTAAATTCTTCATATCTAAAAGTTTTAATTTTTTGTAAGGAACACTAGGCTTGTCTACAAACAATATAACACTAGCATATCTTATTTTAGATATTATGGATAATGTGTTTTCTTGAAAAGTAGTAAATAAAAACAAACTATTGCATGTGTCAAAATTATTAAGAAATTCGGAATATTCCCCAGAAACTATAAATACTTTTTGCAAAATGCTATTCAAAATAACTAATTTTTTATACAAACTTCTAATTTGAATTTCTGTTTTTATTTTATTCTTAATAATATAAGATATAAAAAAGTGATTCTTGTTAATTGTATCATTTTTTATTTTTTTAATAATGTTTCTGCTTCTAAGCATTAATCTAATATCAGAAATGTTATCTCTTATGTTTTTAAAAAAAATAGCATCTTCTTCATTTTCAATATAGATAACACTCATTTGATTATTTTCTCTTGTTCCTAAAAATAATTTTTGAGATGCTATTTCAACATATTCCTTAGAATCCATAAGAACTTCTAGTTCTTCAAATAGATTTTTAGTTAAGCCGAAATTTTTTAAATCGGTTTTTTTAATTGGATTCTTGACCATCTTCCACCATGTAAATATCTTTAGAACAATTCTTGCATTTTATTGAATAAGGTCCATAACCTTTTATGCTACCTTCCCAAAACATGCCATCTTCTTTGCCAAGAGATTCAAAACAATTAACACAATAACATTCCATATTTCGTTCCTCTTCAGGAAGATTCATATCCATATAAAAAAATGCGTCTAATGACATAAAAATAAAATAGTATTTTTATCATAAATATAATAAGGAATTACGGAGAAAAAAATGTACATTTCCATGAAACAAAGACATATTATCGAACAAATATCAATAAAGTTGGCACATTCAGATGTGGATCCAATTAGTTTTTTTGAATATTATGTGGAATTTAAGCTTTCTAAAATTTTAAATGAACAAAATACACTTACTAATTGGTATCAAAATCTTGGAAATTACTTCAAAGGTGGAATGTCTAATGTCTACAAAAGACAAGTAGACATTTCTAGCAAATTTCAAGATGCCAAAAAATCACTAGAAGCCATAATGCAAGTTATTACTTCTTTTAAAAATATAGACCCACAATATTCTGATGATTTACTCAAACATATAAACAGCATAGTTGACACTATGAAAGCAACCGAGCCAGCTATAACAACCATTGGCGATAAAATTATGAAAACACACGAACAACCCAAAATGACAGGAAAACAAATAAACTGGAACCCATCTGAACAAATAAACGCCCAAACAGTTCAAAATATGCCTTTTGTCGCTACTTCCGCCAACCTAATACCAAAAATCCAAGAATTCTTCGTCGGTCTAGACCCAAATCATAAAACATATTTTGCAAATGTAGCAGACTATTCTGCCAAAAATGTTCCACAAGCAATTGCAAAAATAGCCCAAGGAACAACTGATGTTTCAACCATGACACCATTTACACCTATGGTTAGAGATGAAGCTCACGCTAAGAATATTTTGGCAGTATTGCTAAACAACTATTATGAATATAAAATAAAACCACTTGAAGTATTTGGAATCAATAATAAAAGAGATCAGCCTAATTTTGATAAAATTAAAAATACCATTGCTTCAGATTCAAAACTTGCAAATGAAATTAAAACTGCCGCTACAAGCGCTTCAATTAATATTAGTCCAGCATTCGAAAATCTTGCAGCAAGTGCATTAGGAACAGCAACAGTCGCAAATATAACTGATGCAAACGAATTTGCAAAAATAGCAGCTTATATTTTCAAAATTATGGATATTAAGAAAGCTATGAAAGTTTAAATCCAACCAGTTTTAATTGCTTGAATCACTTCTTGTATAGTTACTTTTCTGCCCAAAAAGTCAGAAATGCTTTCAACATAGTGTTTTGCTATATCGTCTTGAACTGCTTTCATAAACTGAGGACCCATCTTCCTAGCCTCTTGAAACGATGATATGTCTATAGACCAATCAAACTCTTCATTGTTTATATAAATTTTTTTCTCAATAGAACCATTAGGATGTCTAAAAGCCCTTGTCTCAAATTTAACTTTTTGTATTTCTTTTGACATTTTTCCTCTATACAAAAAAAGCGTACTTGTTATTAAACAAGTACGCTTTTATTAATTTTTAATAACAAACATTACATAGGTAAACCATTCTTGACAACCATATAGCTAAGCTTGTTAGTGCCGGTTCCGGCTAAAACAAGATTAATCTGCTTTGAAGAAACATAAGCTAATGTGGCAGAAACAGCAGCGGCTGTTCCAGAATTGTCACAAGCAATTACAGAATAACTAGCATTCAAAGATGTAGTAGCAGAACCTGCACCACTAGCATCAAAAACAGCGTCAACTGATGCATCAAAAGAATAAAGATTAACAGTCTTTGCACCAGCAACTAAAGCAACATTGCCAGCTAGGACAACATGAGGTCCAATTAAATGGCTGGAACCAAGTGTCATGCGGCTTGTGCCTCTGTTATAACCCTCTGAAGAACCCGGTCCTACGCCGGTAACTGAAGTAGCTCCCATAATTTAGTCTCCTTAAAAAAAGAACTACAATAGATATTAATTGAATAGTATTATATTTTTATGTTTGGAATAAATAATTTCAAAATATATTTTGTTAAACCTTTTAATATATAATATTATGCTTGAAGAATGGCAATATGATGGTAGCGATTTAAGAAAATTAACGCTAGCCAACCGGGAAAAACAGTATGTCTTAGGAACCCTACTAGGAACATCAAGTCTCATCTGGCCAAAAAATGCCAAAAATCCACATCTGCAAATGCGAGAAAGCAAATCAAAGGGCGGAGATTGGCTAAGATGCAAAGCAGAAGAACTAAAAAGATTTAATAGAAAAAAATCTTTCATTCTAGACAAAGATTCATTTAGATGGAATTCAGTATCAGATCCATGCTGGAAAGATCTGTATGATATTACATATAAAAATGGAGAAAAAACTATAAGCTCACAATGGTTAGATAAACTGCAAGATATAGGAATAATGGCTTGGTTTATTGATAAGGGTCAAATAAACTACAGAAATTGTACAATACGAATAAGTAGATTAAATAAAAAATCAACAGATGCATGCTTGGAATATTTTAAAATAATTGATATCCCAGCAACTATAAAAAAAAATGGAGGAAGTACCGTTCTTTCCTTCGAAGGAAACAGCAGAGAAAAACTCCTAAAGCTTATAACACCCTGCTTCCCAGCCTTCTTGCGCCGCTAATCTTCTCTAAAGATACTAACTGCTGTCCCCCTAATATCAAATCATTGGGATAATCATCTTCTAAATTACAACTCCATATTATTTTTGTTATCCCTATTTTATCTAACATTTTTTGACAATTCACACATGGTTTTGCTAATTTAAATCTTCCATGCCTATTAATTCTTAAACTCAAAATTTCAGTTTTATGGTTTTGATACTCTGGATCTAATTTTATAATCAAATCACTTTCAGCATGCAAGAAAGGATATGTATTCCATTTTTCTATACCATATAATCTTCCTAATTGTAACGCTTTATTAGATTCATGGTCCGGCTTGTTTCTTCCTACAGCTAATATCTTGTTTTTTTTAATTGCAAATGCAAAATGATAATTAGGTCTGTGCTTATTGCCAGCCCAATCCCTGTAAAGTATACTAATACAACGATTTAATATTCCAGGTTTCACACATTAATTATATCTACAAAACAATACTAATCAAAAGCTTTTCTTGTGTTTTCTTTTCTTTGGCTCACCTGTTATTAATGGCAAATTTGAACCAGGAGGATTAGGACAACCTTTACCACCTCTTGCATTAGTTTGAGCACCCTGAACTTGAAAATCAGCATGGTGCCCACAATCAGTACCAACTATAAATGCTTCAAGCCATTCATGAAATGTTTTCATGTAAATATATACATTTATGGAACTCAAATTCAAAAAATGGCTAATTGATGAAGCTATGATTGGAAACCCTGGAACATCATTTATCGGTCCAACACCAAGCAATGCATGTGATGCCTGCAAAACAGCTAATTCACAAGTTCCAAAACCATCAACTGCATGCCCAGCATGTATAAATAAATCATATCCAGGAAACCAAGGTCAATCTGGAACACCAGGTCCTAGAACACCCGGAGCAACAACAGCACCAATTACAGGCGGAACAAATATACCAGCCCCCACAACAATTAAAACAAATTCTCAACCAACAAAAACAAGCGCAAAATAGTAGATACTATGTGACACTAAACAATCAAAATAGTGGCAGTTATAAAAAAATTAAACCAGAATCTATAAAGATATGGCTTCCAGAAGTCCAACAAAGAACACACTTTTCTTGCGGAGCTGCTGTAGTTCACTCGATTTGCTCATACTACGGACTAGGACTTCCTTCCCATTATGACTATTTTACCTACCTAGAAACAGATGAAACCTATGGAACCCCTCCACATAAAATAGTTAAATATTTAAATGATGTTGGAATATCCGCCAAAATACAAAATGATATGTCCATTAAACAATTATGCCAAGAACTACAAAAAGAAAAACCAGTTATACTAGCAATTCAAGCATACGGCAATCCAAAACAATATAAAAACACAGGTAGCGGTCATTATGTTGTTGCAATTGGATACGATAGAAATAATATAATATTTGAAGACCCTTGGCTTAATTGCATAAGAGGTATAATAAGCAAAAAAGAATTAATTGCAAGATGGCATGACTTAGATTATAATAACAATTCATATGATCAAATGGGAATAATTTGTTGGAAAAAATCTAAAGCTTTTTATATAAACTATGCCAAAAAAATATTCTAAAGACTAATTTGTTTTCCTGGAAAAGCTTGTTTCACAATAGATTCAAATATAGACTTACCACCACCTTTTGTAGCCCAATTCTCAAAAGCCACTTCAGCCTTCTCTACAGTAGCACCAGGACCATCTTTAGTAGAACCTGTCAATTCATGCTCCAACTCATGTGTTGCCTCATGAACTATAGATTTTGCTATCTCTAAAACAGCTTTCGGAGTATCCCCAAGTTGCTTAACAATTTGATTTACATTAATTCTAATCATGTCTGATTCTAAAACATCTTCTGGTTTCAACTGAGGAAAATACTTGTGCAAAGTTACCTCTGGAACAGAACCTTCCTTACCCTTAAATACAGTTTTAATTTTATCAGCTATATCTTTTGGAACTTTATTTGATATTATCTTTTTCTTTTCATCAGTACGATAAAGACCAAATACATTTGGCGCAGCACTAAGCTGTGCTATTATGTTTATATTAGGCAATAATTTTGCACCTGTTTTTAAACTATTGTCATATTTTTGAACTAATTGAATTGCATATTTTGACTTACTATAAGCTTGAGAAATCTGATCAATAACATTCTCGGTCCCCAAAGTAGCATCTTCTTTTAAAAACCACTCTTTAAATCTCATATTAATCCTTTAAATTTAATATAACACTCTCCAAACACTTCAATTTTGCCAACTATTGCTTGGTACTCTTTTTGACCCATATCTAAATCAACTTGACTTTTTAAATTTTTGTAATTTTTTTTACACAAATTCATAGCTGGCTTTAAACCTTCTTCACGCAAAATTTTTATAACTTCTAAATAAGGCTGATCTTTGGCTGCAAAATGGTAATAAGAAAGCATGGAATCGCCACCTTTCTCTTTTGCCTTTTTAGCAGATTCTTGCGCCCCATTCTTTCTGTTCTTCAGAAATGTCATAGGGTCTTCAGAAGATTGGTTTTTAGCTTCGTTATATAACATAAAAATATATATCAATCACATTCCAAAACCACCATTAAATCCAAATCCTTTCGCACCGCCAAAGCCCCCGCCTAATCCCCCACCAAAAGAACTGCCGCCCAATCCGCCTTGTCCGCCACCAAATCCACCCATTCCAAATTGTCCTCCACCCATGCCGCCCATGCCCATCATTCCGCCTTGTCCGCCTCCAAATCCACCCACTCCCATACCACCCATGCCAAATTGTCCGCCTCCAAATCCTCCCATTCCCATTCCGCTCATCCCTCCTTGTTGTCCAATCATGTATCCGGGTTGAATTGGTATTACAGAATAAGGACCGCCATTGCCATTGGGTCTTATTATAGTTCCTGGTGTATATGCTCCATAAGGGTTGTTATTACCGCCACCCATGCCACCACCCATTCCCATCATTCCGCCGCCTACGCCACCCATGCCACCCATTCCCATCATTCCACCGCCTATGCCACCCATTCCCATCATTCCACCGCCTATGCCACCTATGCCACCCATTCCCATCATTCCACCGCTCATCCCCATCATTCCACCACCCATTCCTCCCATTCCTCCCATGCCACCCATACCGCCAACATTTGAATTTCCTCCAAATCCATTCACGCCACCTCCCATCATTCCGCCTCCAGATACAATTGGTGGACGCATAGGAGCAGGATTCAAAGGACGAGGTGGCATAGTAGGTCTAAATTGTGTATATCCACTTAGAACAACTAAAAATAATAATATGCTAGCTAATATTTTTTGCATAACGCACCTCTTTCAAGTATGTAACGGTAATACGCACAAAACTTGCATATTAGTTAAATATTTTTAATAACCATATTTTGTTTTTGTTTCATCGAACTTAGCACTAACATCTGCATCCGAAAGCTGTGAGTTGAAAAACCAAAATTCGCTTATTAGTCCATTGAAAGATTCTGATCCGTGATATCCTTGACCAACTCTCAAGAAATTGCTTTCATTATATGAATCTGAACCATGTGTCCCAGCCAATGACATTGTATTATTGACATAACCTCTAGTTGACCCGCTTGTAGCATTTATTACGGTTGTATATGTAAACATTTTCCATACACCAGAACTTATTGTTCCAGAGTTGTTGCCATTTAATCTTCTATCTACTCCACCTCCATTTGTTGTAGAATATAAATTTCCAGTATTATTAAATCCTGCTATATAACCATCATATCCATACTGATTGCTTAATTTTCCAAATATGCCATTGCTTGATCTCATTGATGCCGGTTTTATCCAAGCAATTAAAGTTATTCCATTCGTTGTAGAAGGCTTTATTATAGCACCAGATGTAAATGTTATATAATCATTTGTTCCATCTAAAGATATTGCCCCAGAAACATAAGTTGGACCATTGGTTAAAACGCCATTATTGGCATTTCCTTGCAAATTAATCCAAGAAGTTCCAGAACCAGAGTAAGAAGATGGATTGGCTGCATTTAAATAAACTAAAAGATTTGTAGGTGCAGTAGTTGTTGTAGTTGAAGTTGTAGTTGTTGTAGTTGGTATTGGCGTTGTAGTTGTAGTTGTTGTAGTTGTTGTAGTTGTAGTGCTACTACTGGTAGTTGTAGTTTGCAAATCTTTTGCAATCATTCCTATTATTATTTTTTGGGATTGGTTTAGTTGAAGTGTCGAATTGGCATCTATTATAATAGACATTTTTAATCCTTAAATATTTTTAGGGACTTGGAGTAGTTGTCGTTGTGCAGTTTATTACTGGAAGATAACTTGTATAATTAGTTAAAATTTCTGCAGCCGACAAAACTCTTGAATGGGCTGAAACAGAACTAATATCTCCATTAAAATATCCATCGGTTCCATTTATGTAGGTGTTTTTATATCCACCAACTCTCCAATAACCATTAAAATCTTGCGCCTTAAAAGCAGTTCCGAAAACAACTAATGTACCATTAATATAAAGTTTCATGTCTTTGGAAACATTATCATAAGTTGCAACTGCATATTTAAATGTTCCATCATTTACTGTTGATGGTGAAGAAATTACTACACCTTCATTTACAAATAATCTATCATCATAAACTGCAAAATATAATTTTCCATCTGTTCCAACCCACATCTGTCTATCAAAGAAAAATGATGCTGTTCCACTTCTGCCACTCTCAAGTCCAACTATTTTTTTACCAGTAGCAGCTGATGTTCTAAACCATGCTGAAATAGTAAACTCTTGTGGACCAGCCATTTGTGTTGTAGAATAAACAAAATTGTTTGTGCCATTAAAAGTTACATATTGAGGACAAGTTGAGCGACTCAACGGAGATGAACCAGAAACAGTTCCCGTGTTTGAATCACCACTAGTGTCTACCCATGTTGAACTATTCGTATAACTTGCAGCTTCATATCTAAATAACAAACTTGGTTCTGGAGTTGTAGTAGAAGTAGAAGTAGAAGTAGTTGTAGAAGTAGAAGTAGAAGTAGTTGTAGAAGATGTTGTTGTGGTGGTAGTTGTAGTAGAAGTAGTTGTAGGTAATGGCGTTGTAGTAGTTGTTGTTGTAATAAAATCAGTTTTAACATTACCAATTATTATTTTGTTGGATAAATTCAATTGAACTGTATAATTATTATCTATAATAACAGGCATGTTAATCTCCTTTTACAATATATTTAATTTTTTAAAACTATTTTTAATCAAACGCCTGAATGCTAATTTTTGCGTGTCCTGAGTAGTTTAATCCTCCATAAGTTAAAGTGCCAGAAGCAAAGAATGTGCTTCCCGCACCACCGCCACCAGTAGCAAATCCACCGCCTGCACCGCCACCTCCTCCATAATAGCCAGCGCCACCACCACCAGCACCATTGGTTCCATTGCCCATTCCTCCATTGCCTCCCGAGAACAATATGCCAGAAGATGGTGGTGTAATATTTGAATCATAAATAATACCTCTGGCTCCACCGCCAGATGTTGTTGCTCCATAACCTGCGTTATGACCATAACGACCAATTTCTCCTGCATCTTCGTTTCCGTCTGCACCCTTTCCGCCAGATCGAATAGATATCGATGCATGACCACCAGTATAGTTGAAACCAGCCCTATTAATTCCATTACCGCCACCACCACCGGCTGCTATTCCAAGTGTTCCAGACCTGTTAATCGATCCAGACAAGAATATACCAGCCATGCCTCCCCCAGCACCTCCAATAAAACTAGTTCCAGATGCGAATCCGCCAGCACCGCCAAAACCATAGGCTGGTGTTCCAGAAGCTGGACTTCCTCCCACTACCAACGATAATTGCTGACCAGAAGATACAGATAATTCTGCATACACATTCGCTCCACCACCACCAGATTGATTGAATGCCCCTCTTCCTCCTGTTGCTCCTTTTAAATTAATTCCCAATTTAGTTGTGCCAGCAGGAACTGTGTATGTTTGTTCTTCTCCAATATAATTAAAGGTATTTAAATTATTGTAAACTTGCTTATTACTTAAATAGTTTTGTAAAAGTTCTCCAGAACTTAGAACTCTGTTGTAAACTTGAACAGATCCTATGTCTCCATTAAATGTTCCATCGGCACCAGCGGTCCATTGACCACTTGCGAGTTTATAACCTCCTACTCTCCAAAAGCCACTATAAAGCCCAGCATTTATTGCTCCAGATGAAACAAGTTGATTATTTAAATACATACTTGCATTACCAGATACAACTGTAACTGTAACATTTCTAAACATGTTGTCAGTTACAATATCTGGACTTATTAAATATTTTTGAGTTCCTTCAAATAATCCATATCTTAGTCTTCCGTCCGTTCCAACATAAATATGGCTGTCGTATACACTTGCATTGGTGCCAGACCTGATATTTTCCATTCCGATAATCTTGGTGCCAGCCGGATTTAAAGTTCTAAACCACGCAGAAATAGTCCACGGATTAGAATTTAAAACTATGGCGTTTGTTGTTGTTGCCTGATTGCCACTAGAATTTGTAAAAGCCAATTTATTTGGAGACACAGAATAAACCGGCGCTGCCCCAATAAATGTTCCTGTGTTACCTGTTGTGCTATTATCTGTCCATGTTTGAGATCCACTTGTGTATCCTTCAGCTTTATACCATAAAGTCAATCCGCTTGTAACAGGCGGAGGTGTTGTGGTAGTTGTAGTAACACCCCTTACACAGAAGAAGTTTCTTAGATTGCTGCCTATTGAAATCCATAAGGCATCTGCTTTTAATGTCTGAACTGGAGAGCTTGTGTTAGCGGCTACACCATTGCCCATCGAACCATTATAACCCCAGTTCCAAAGAGTTCCATCTGATTTTAATGCAACTACTGCATATTGACCTGTAGCTATATCCGTCCAAGTTTTGTCAGAGCCAATTTGCACAGGACTGCTTCTATGTGTTGTAGTTCCATCTCCTAAAGCGCCATTTGAGTTATTTCCCCACGCCCACAATGTTCCATTTGCCTTTATTGCTACTCCACCAGTTCCTGTAGCTTGTATGATGGACCATATATTTTCTCCTCCTATTTGTAAAGGAGAGCTTTTGTTAGTTGTTGTTCCATCTCCCAATGCGCCATCGAGATTTCTTCCCCACGCCCATAAAGTTCCATCATTTTTAATAGCAAAACTATGACTTTGACCAGCACATACTTTAGACCATGTAGTTGCGCTGCCAACTTGGACTGAAGAACTTCTGTTTATTGTTGTATTGTTGCCAAGACTTCCATAAGAGTTTTGCCCCCAGCACCATAAAGTTCCATCAGTTTTTAATGCAACTGTATGAAACATGCCTCCAGCTACAAAGCTCCAATTTGTATTTGCTCCAACTTGTACTGGAGAACTTCTGTGAATAAGATCATTCAACCCAAGTTTTCCATAAGAGTTTTGTCCCCATGTCCATAATCTACCCGATGTGTCTATGGCAAAAGTAGTTCTATAACCCAGTCCTACAGAAGACCAAACAACACCAGATAGCACAGCTATTTGAATAGGAGAATTGTTAGATACTACTGTGGAATTGCCTAGCTCACCATTAGCATTCGACCCCCAACCCCACATTGTTGAATCCGTTTTCAATGTTACATAATGTTGTGAATAACAAGATTTTGTCGGATTAGCCCAATCCAAACCTTGAGATGCAGTTTGAGAAGGAGATCGTACAGCAACTGAATTGTTATTACCGTTGCTACCTTCTCCCCATCCAAATAATGAATAAGCTTGATCAGGTCCGGGCGTTGTTGTAGTTGTACTAGTTGTAGTTGTAGTTGTAGTTGTAGTTGTTGGAGCTGGTGTTGTTGTAGTTGTTGGTACTGGTGTTGTTGTAGTTGTTGGTACTGGTGTTGTTGTGGATACAACAGGCGTGGTGGTGCTTGTTGTTGTATCTTTATTAAATAATTTAAAGTTATACAACTCTGTAAAAGAAGGATTCAAATATCTTCCATCATTATAAACTCTTATTCTCAAGTACCTTGCTGTAGTATTTGAGAAATCTACACCAATTCCTGCGCTTGTGCTGCTATTATCAAGCAAACTAAATGCATGGACCTCTGTCCAGTTACTAGAAGTTCTAGTTTCTAAATTACCAGATGATGAAATATCTAAGGCGGCATGAGTTGTTTTGCCATCAGAAAACATTTGATAATATCTTGCATGATTAAATGTTCTTGTTTGACCAAGATCAATAACAATTGAAAATGGCGAACCAGATGATCCAGCGCCAGTAAATGTTGAACCACTAGTTAAATCTTTTGCAGATCTACAAGTTGTATTGTTTTCGCTAGCATTTGTAAATATAGATCCAACTGCCGTCCAATCACCAGATGTTGACATGCTTAAAGAATATGCATTTGGTCCAAAATAATTGGCAGAAACATTCCCAACATTAACTGTAGCTCCACCAAGTGTGGCACCGTTCGATGTAGATGCAAAATTAGTGCCATAACTTAAACATGGAACTGCCGTTGTAGTTGTTGTGCTAGTAGTTGTTGTGCTAGTTGTTGTTGTGCTAGTTGTTGTTGTAACTAAATCTTTTGCAACAACACCAATTATTATTCTTTGCGCTTGGTCTAATTGTATTGTAGCACTTGGATCTATTACTATAGGCATGTTTTATTTCCTTTTTAATATTTAGAATCATATATTATATTTTTCACTAGAGCTCTGAAAATTTTGATTAACTTCAGAAGCAGTTAAAGATTTATTGTAAATACGCACTATGCCCATTTTGCCATTAAAATATTGGGAATACTCTCCATTGTTATAAGATCCCAAATATAAACCTGTAGTAGCATTTAATAGACTAGCAAAACTATGAGTTGCTTGATTTTGATATACGCCATTTATATACAATTTTATCGTATTTTCAGATACATTTGTCCAAACAATTACAATATGATACCACTGACTTGCAGATAATGTGTAACTTGTTGAATTTGCATATGTAATACCATTCCCATATTGGGCAAATAAACCGCCAGATGTATTCGATCTTATCGAGTATGATACATCATCACTAGCCCCACCAGCATTAAATTTGCCCATAATAACAGCACTAGAATTAAAATTTGTATAATTAGCCCAAGCTTCCATCGTCCAATCGCCTGTGCCAGGCTCTAATAAAGAATTATCTGCTATTCCAATCTGTGATGAAGAACCATTAAACGAAAAATAAGGACTTGTAAATGTAACATTTGATAATACGCCATTTAAACTGTTTCCAGACAAATCATTTACAGTTGCGCCAGAACCAGAATAACTAGAAGAATTACTTGGATCATAATATAAAACTAAATTTGTTAAAACAGGAGATGGTGTTGTAGTAGTTGTCGTAGTTGTAGTAGTTGGAACCGAAGTAGTTGTAGTACTTGTAGTTGTAGTACTTGTAGTTGTACTTGTTGTGCTGCTTGTAGTTGTCGTTGTTGGTATTGGCGTAGTTGTAGTAGTAGGTCCAATTCCTTGCCTAATAACAACAGGATTTTTTAGAGAAATTACATTTCTAATTATTACTGACATATAATCCTATTTATAATTTTTGGCTAGAATAATATATGCTGAAAGAAATTTTTAAAGAAAATAAACTTAGAATTTCTGTAACTTATGCAATAACAATAACAGAATTTATAATTTATTCTTTTATTCCATATATCATGGGGCTCGCTATAGACGATCTCCTCGAAGGAAATAAAAGAATGCTAATGGTCCACGGATCCATCTTAACCTTCTCGATCATAGTAGGAGGCTTCAGAAGAGCATACGATACCAGAGTGTTCTCAGATATCTACGTAACTAAAGCCTCCAAAACTATAAAAATACTAAGAGAAAAACAATTCGATGAAAAAAAACTCGTTAGCAGATACGGACTCGTAGGAATCTATAGCGACTTCTTCGAATTCACTCTACCACTCACCGTTAGAATTATTATAAACCTAGCTGTCGGATTAATAATGATATCAATTATTGAATACAAAATACTATTTTTTGTAATACCAGTGCTCGTTTTATCTATACTAGCACAAAAATATGCATCTAAAAAAACACAAAAAATCGAATACGCAATGCAAGATACAAGAGAAAATATATCAAAATGCCTAGTAGAAAACAATTGCTGCAATCAATATCTCGAAATACAAAAGAAAAGCTTTATACAAAAATCAGATATAGATTCAATAACATGGATGTTTTGCGATACACTATGGTCCGCCTCTGAAGTAGTTTGCATAATACTCGTCTGCTCCTTCGGACTTACAATGGGAGAAATAACGTCCGTTCTACTATACTTAACAAAAATTATCATCCATACAGATATGTCTTTTGCATTGTTCAACCAAATAAGATTACTACAAATGACAGCCGATCTACTAGATGTTAAGGACGAAAATCAAAAGGAGCAACAGATTGCTCACCATTAGAAAATCTAAAAGTCGCCGGATTAAACTTCCAACCCTTTTTCTCACCCGCAAGATGAAAATGCACCAATACTCAAAAATTTTGAATATAAAATTAAATAAACTATAATAATTTCGAGGTGCTAATATGTCAGAGACAAATAACAAAATCCAAAAATCTGTTATCAATAGAGATACATCAAAATACGACTCACCAGATGGATATATCGAATTAGACTTCGGGGAACTAAGAATCTCATTTAACCCAGCACCATACGCCGGTCTAAGATTAGAACAAGTCGATACAGATAAAAACGGCAAAATAATAATCAGAAAAATTAATATAAGCCACGCCCAAGCCAAAAAACTTAAACGAGAATTAAGAACCTTCTACCCAAGAGATTAACGACCATACAAATCATTCGATGGCTTTGCACCAGGCTTCCTCTCCAAATCCTTCAAAGCTAAATCTAACCTGTGTACAAAACCATCCTTCATGTAAAGATGGTCTATTACAGTTATCATGTCCTTAACTAAATCCTTATACAACTCTTTCTCAGAATCATCTTGAGGATCATAATTCGCACTCTTCTCCATAAAATCATGTATGCTCCTACGCAACATGTCCAAATTAGCAGCTAAAGCACCAACATTCCTAGCCCTAAATTCCTTAATAGATTGCTTCTCATCTCCACTAAAACCCGACTGATCCTGCGGATTCCTAGCATCTTGCTCTATCCTACCTATATTGTTAAACAAATTCCTCAAATCCTTATCCACATCAACTAATCTTTTCTCTAAATCATTCCTACTATGAATTATCGACCTCTTATTGTCCGGATCCGTAGACCAAAAATACTCGTCCCTAACTTGAGATAATAATGTATTCACAAATTCACTAAATTTAGATTGACCAACACCACTTACTAAATGATTTAACTGATCCTTCAAATCCTTGTAAATATAATCCGCTTCAGTCATCTTCTCGACTTTAGGTGCCACATTCATCTTCTGAACAGCAGCAGGCTCGCTACCCATCGCTAAACCAGCAATAACAGGATGATACCACGCCTCATTAACATCTAACCACTCCCTAAAACATACTTCACGACTCATTATTTCACCTTATATAATTTAAAAAGTTTACAAGCAAATCTCCATACGCCCTCTTCCTGTCCAATAACGGTATCCCTCCGGGTATCTCTAATGTCACATTCGGTATACCACTCTTCTCAAAAAACTTCTCCATACTAGCATAATGCTTCGGCTTGCTAGACATACTAACTACCACTCCATTCTTAACCTTGTCTCCATACACCGTCTTGTTGCTTATAGAATCAAACTTCGTATGCAAAAAATCCTTAAACCACTTAATCACTCCACCAGAACAACCCTCGCTAGGATATAAATAAAAACCATCCGCATTGTCATCCTCATGCAAAGATAAAAGCATATCTGGAGCAAATTCTAATATCACTTCCTTTACACTCCTTACAGGCTCCTTGTCCTCTCTCCTGTTCCACACACGATTCAAATCCCGATCCTTGCCATCCTCACGCTTACCATCCATCAATCCACTAGGATTCATCACCGGAATTAATAACAAATTATTCTTTAAATTTTTTATGTTTTTTCTATTGAAAAAATCTAATATGCCAAACGGTCCACCAGGCTCGTCACCATGCAAACCACTAATAACACATATCTTCTTGCCACCTGTATCCGGTGTCCTACAACAAAAAATCTCGTCACCCTCAGAATCTTTCGACAAGACCTCAAAGGAACAATTGTTGTTCAAACAAACTTTTTCAAATTTGGATTTCAAACCATGAAAATCATGCTTTTTTACTATAAATTCATATAAACGCATACTATATTTAGTAACACATCACAAATATTAACAACATCCCTTGACACTACAACTATTATTAGTCATACCACACTTGTCAGGAGCTAAACAAGCCGTACTCTTCTTCATAACCTCTAAACATAACCTGTCATCACTCACAGTAACACCAAACAATTCATACAAACAAATAGTTCCCTCTTGTATCTCAAAATTAACTATATTGTTCTCGTCAATAAACTCAAGACCCTTCTCCAATATGCCCAATAACTTGCTAGCTTTCAAACGATGATCAAAATCATCCGCTACCCATACCTGCATAGCACAATATTCTAACTTCCTACGCACTCCACCACAATCAACAAAATCCTTGCTCACATTCCCAATCTCTGTAATGTGAAAATTCTGAGGAACTATGTCCAACGGAGACTTCCTAATTATTAACTTCTTTTCACCAGAATCCCTCAAAATGTTAGTTAATTCATATAGTTTCATAATTACACTTCTCTTTGTAAAGCGGGTAACGAGATTCGGACTCGTACGAAAAGGATGGAAACCTATTATGCTACCGTTACATCATACCCGCATAATCCTATTATAGTTGTATTAAGTTTTTTTTCCAACTATAATTCTAAATGGAAATAGGATACGAAAACTTTAGACAAGAAAAAGTATGCAGAAATTGCAATACATGTAAACCAATTGAAGAATTCCCACACTTCAGTACTAACCTAGCCGGAAGAAAAAATACCTGTAAAGAATGTACAAAAAACCTATTCTCGCTTAGACAAAAACTTAAAGCAGAAAACCCTCCTCCTCCATCTGGTAATTGCCCCATATGTAATATGCATACCGAATCATGGATCCTCGACCATTGCCACTTCAAAAATAAATTCAGAGGCTACATATGCAATAGCTGTAATCTAGGCATAGGAAGATTCAACGACGATGTCGAACTTCTAAAAAAAGCCATAGAATATTTGCTAAAAGAATAAGTTATTTGTCAGATTCTATGCACGATTATCAAACGCAAACCCCCGCAAAATTTTTAAGATTTTGCGGGGGAATAAGTTATTTTTTGTCCTCGGAAAGGTATCCTAACGGAAGAAAGTTCTAAGAGCGAAATTCTATGCTAATAAGTTATTTTTGAGATTCTATGCACGATTATCAATCGCAGTCCTGAGAGAAAGAGCGAAATTCTATGCTAATAAGTTATTTTTGAGATTCTATGCACGATTATCAATCGCAGTCCTGAGAGAAAGAGCGAAATTCTATGCTAATAAGTTATTTTCTGCCCACGAAAGGGCATCCTAACGGAAGAAACTTTTAGGAACTAAGTTCTATGCGAATAAGTTATTTGTTTTTATTTTTATAATAAGTTTCTAATTGCTTTATTTTTTTGCACTCTTTACAAATAGATGTTTTGCCATCTATTCTTGTATTGTCTATAGAAAAATTATCTATATCTTTTATTTCCTTACATTTATTACATTGCTTTTTACCTTCACTAGCATAAGGATTTTCTTTTTGTAACGAAGGTTTTGGTCTGCTACCAGCAATAGAACCTCCTTCTCTTTCACAAATATATCTTCCATTTCTGGCAATATTTTTATCGTATGTTAATCTAAGAGCTTCATGTTCTTCCTTGCAAAAGTCACAGAAAAATTTTACTTTATCAGTAGCAACAGTTTTTTTATAATATTTGTTTGATGACTTTCTGCTTTTTTCTTTTCTATCTTTAACATAATCTACACCATTTAAATTACTCGTCAATAACCCCTAGTCAATTTTTCGCTGCGCAAGCTCCGCTCAAATTGAACTAGGGGCTTGGTTTGATTTAACAAACCTTTAGCAGAAGATTGATGGATTGCTCCAATCCTTATTCTGCATGGCGTAGTGACCACACCACTATTGAGTTTAGAGATTAAATCTCTATTCCCTGTACTTTTAATTCCAATTCCCAATGCGCCATTAACATCGGCATTCAGAATAATACCAGTAGAACTTTTAAAAAGCCCTCTTTTTATTCTTTTGCCTAGATATTTTTCTTGGTGGCACATAGGTTCATTGGCAAGATGATCACACTTACTTGTATAAGCTTCTTGGATTGTTTGAAATCGAATTCCATAATATTCACATTTGGCTTTTAGTTTTTGGACAAATTTGCCAAAAGGAATTTGAGTGAAATTCTGATTGTTTCTCTTTCCAAGATTACAACCATCTTGTGCTGTCCAACCTTCGCCTACACAAATATGACCAACTTTGTTGAGCAAGCAATATTGAACAATTAAGTTGCAATATTGATTCATATACTCATTAAGCTGTCTGTCCCTTTTGTAGGATAGATTGGAAAGTCTTTGACTCCACTTTTTCTTTTGATGGTCAAGAATGCTTTGCAAATGTGCTTTGGTTTTGTTGAAGAATCTGTTAATTGATTTGACTTCTTTCCCGTCTAATATAAACGAGAAGCCAGATTCCATGTCCAAGCATGTTGCAAAGTTAGTGACACCAACATCAATTGCTAAAGTGTGGTCTTGGTTTAAATCATGTTTTTCTCCTTCAACTTGATAAACAAACTCAATTTCAAAAAACTTCGCATTATTCTTTGGAAGAATACGAACTTCTTTGATTTCTTTTCCAATTACATTCTTGGGAATTGGATATTTAAATTTCTTAAATCCAACTTGTTCTTGCATATCCTTTGGAACAGACAATACAAAATACTCTTTGTTTTGATTTTTTCTTATTGGAAAAATCAAAAGCGAATAACCATCTTTGTTTTTGTATCTTGGCAAGTTTGCTTTGCGATTATAGTTACCAGCTTTTTTCTTTTGCAGCAATCCAAAAAAGCTTCTAAAATCTCGTTCAACTATTTTCATAGTTTGTTGAGCAGGATCGGAAGGCATCGATTGATAACATTCTTTTGTTTTTAATACATCATATACTTTGTTGTAGTTTAGGAATTCACCACAATTAAAAAAGTGTTGTCTTGTTTGATAAAGTGTTTGGTTATAAAGGTCTTTAGATTTACGGCAAAGAGTCTTCAGGAAGAGATATTCTTCCTTGGTAATCTTCAGCCGATTCTTTTGAACTTTAAACATCATACAATTATATACGCACCAAATTAAAAAAGTTCATAAAAAAATATTGAAAATAATTTTTAGACTTAGTTTTTTAATTTGTTTCTGCATCTTGGTTTATACATATATTTTAAGGAGGGCGCATTCCTCCCCGACCCTAAAGAGGTCGGGGTTTCCTGCGCCGAAGACAGCTATGAATTCATCTGCCCATTTTGTAGCTTCATGAGGCGTTTTGAATCCAAGTTCTTTTTCTGTCCACACCTCGTATTGTAAATTGTTTTGATTACAATAATCTTGTCCATCTGATAATTGTAGAGCTACCCTAGATTTTATTTTTTTATCTTTGCTATTAATCATTCCTTCAGGCTTTACTTCAATTATTTTATTGTTGTTTATGATAAATTCTGCACATCTAGATCTTCCATTTATAACATATGTGTGACCATGATCATAGGTAACAACGCTGCTTTCTTCTTCAAGAATTAATATGGCTTTTAATTCGTAAGACGATTGAAAAGGGACATTTTTGCCAATCTTTATGCTTGGATACAAACCCCGTCTTCTGCTTTTGTGAGGAGAAGCCTTTGCATTTTGCACAGCAGTTTTGTTAGATAAATTTTGTTTTAATTTTTGACCTTTTTTACTCTGCCATTTCTTTTTAGCAGCAGCAGACATATTTGCTCTGGCTTTGGCGCTTTTAGCCCACGGATTGTTTTGCATACAGACTCCAAATTTAAACACTTCAATTTTGACTTTAGCACAAAATTTTAAAAAATCAATATCAAAAAATAAAAAAAGAGCCCCGACCTTTCAGCCGGGGCTCAAGTGATATCAGGTGATATCAATTGCTATGCCTAGACAACAAAATTAGCAATTGATAGACGGGCATAGAACTTAGCCCCCTCACGTAATAATTTTTTTCCATATCTAGTAAGTATTCCTTTGCGAGGACAAAAGCTTTCAGGATCTAGCACAACTGGTGTTTGTGTTAGAGGAACATATGGGCAGTAGAAATAACCGCTATCCATATAGCTATCACCCTTATATCCCATGAGAATCTGGTTGGTTGGGAATAGTGGGTCCTTGTAGAGGCGGTAGCGATTTGCTACAGTGCCTACATACTGAACGCCTAGGCTGCTTGTGAAGGTTTCAGAAGGAGCAGGAGCGAAGCCAGCGGTAGCTGTTTCGAAGATTGAGGCGACTTCTGGGCTTGTGACCAAGAAGTTAGCACCGCCACGCAATGTCTTTCTGTGGATGACATTGGAGACTTCAACGATCTTAACATAGAGGGCTTCGTACTTTTCCTTGATGGTATCACCGAGGGCGGTAGCGAGGTCCCAAGCAGCGACGGTGCCTGCGTTATTGCGGAGGTCGGTGAGGACTTCACGGTCAATTTCGAGGTTAATTTCTTGAGCTAGGATGCCGGTTAGTTCGGCTTCAGCGTCAAGGTTGTGTTGGCTGCGTAGGTCTTGTTGGGCTTCGTAGCTCCATACAGCCTTTAGCTTACGGGTTTTAGCAGCGATCTCTTCTGATTCAATAACTAGATTGATTTCAGGGAGGTCTTGGTTGCATTCCATGTTGTACTCGTAGGAGAGTACGGCGTAGCTATTAGCGCCACCTGCGCCAGCGTTCCAAGCCAACTTGAGGTTTCCTGTATTTAGGTCAAGTGAGCTACCGGTAGCTACTGGGAAGGCAGCGGGAGCGCCGATTAGGCTGAAGGTGAAGGTTCCGCTTGATGCTACGACGAATGTAGCGACAGCGACACCGTTGTAGTAAGAGGTTCCTGTTACGGTTCCGGCTAGAACGGGTGTGTGTTCTACTGAGCCGTAGTCAACGACAGCGGATGCTGCTGCTGGTAGTACTGGGCTTGTTTCGTTTTGGATGAACTGGCTGCTGTAGAAGATGCTTAGGTTAGCATCGCCGTTTGCAAGCTGTTGGAGTGAGTTAGCGTCATCTCCAGGGAATCCGCCGTTATTATCAGCACCACGGATATAGCCCTTATTGGAGCTGTAGCGGAAGCGGAGATAATAGACCAAGCCGGTTGGTCCGAGTAGTGGCTGGACGCTAACGATTTTGTTAGCGATTAGCTGTGGATAAATTCTGCGGACAAGAGGAATAGAGATTCTCTTGAATTGTGCGACATCGCTAGAGTCTGTTGAAACTTCGTTGATTAGTCTCTGGTTCTCAAGGAGAACGGCAGTAGATGAGCGGACATAAGGATCTTCAATACCTTTGAGGATACCTGTCTTACTCCAACGGGTTTCAAGTTCTCTAGCTTCGTTTAGAAATCTAGCATTAGCGTTCATATTACAATACCTTTCGTTGTGATTTAGTTAGTCTTCTTTACACCAGAAAGAACTAGAAGCTCGTTTACGACACCGTTTGTGTTATCGTTGAATTCAGCGATAACTTGAACATTTTCGGTATCGGTGTGTCCTCTCCCACTTGCGTTCTTTGTCTTTGCAACTCTTGCATTCTGCTCAGCGATTAATTGAGCTTTTTTGGCAGGCTTAGCTAGAGCGGCTGTTTTAGCTGCTGGAGCTGGGATTCTGCTTTCGGTCATCATGGCAGCCTTCTTGGACTCATGTAGACGGGTATTGTCTGTTGAGAGTCTGATGTTTCTAGCTTCCATAATTCTTAGCTGACCTTTTAGCTCTTGGATAGCTTTTGAAGCTTCTTCGAGTTTCTTTGATGTTCCGAATGTTCTCTCTTCGTCGGAGAGGTAATCGGAAGCGATGTTAACGATCTTATCTAGAGCGACTTTGTGCTCGAGTAGTCTTGGATCGTTAATAAGGTCACGCTTGGCTTGTTCGTAGATTTCAGAGCCTTTGTGTTGTAGGAACTGATCAACTTTTTCTACGATGTAGTTTTTCATTTCAGCTAGTTTGCTGTCATATTCCTCGTAGAGGTTTGTTTCGACAGTAGCTTTGCTATTTTTCTCATTGACGAGCATTTGGTAGGCTTCTTCGTAACCTTCTTCTAGAGCGGTTTCGAATTCTTCCTTTTGGACACCTAGGCGACTATTTAGGTCGTTGATAATTTCGTAAGCTTCTTGGTAGCCTTGGTAAGCTGTTTTTTCGGCTTCTGATAGTTCGCCGGAGAGTTGGCTGTAGGCTTCTTCAAGGTTCTTATTGAATTCGGCTTCCATTTCGGTTTTAGCGTCTTCGATCATTTCAGCGACTGCTGATGCGACTTCGTTGACTTGGTCGGATGGTAGCATCTTCTTAAGAGCTTCTGTGATTTTGTTTTCCATTATTATAACCTCTTCAAAATGTTATTTGTTTGTTCTTTAACGATGCCGCCCAAGCAAGCAATTAAAGCATCTTTGTTAACTTTATTTATGCTTGAGCCTTCATTTTTTACTGGATCATCTGTAATTTTTTGATTGACATATTGTCTATATTCAGATTTACCAGAAATTTTTTGTTGAAAAGCGGCGAAGGTTGAGGGGTCAGCAACAGCGTCGAAGGTGATTAGTTTGTAGCTTTCACCGATGACTAGTATGCCGTTCTCATTTACTTTTCCGTTTCCTACTCCTCTTGAGCTAATTCCAACTCTGACACCATCATTGATGAGTGCTTTGAGTATTTTCCCATGAGGGGTGTTTAGGATTTCTCCTTCACCCATCATTACATTTCCTTCCCACCATAATTTTGTTATTACATGGGATGCTTTCTCGAAGTGAATTATTGAATCTTCAGGGTGATCTAATTCTCCAACAAGTCCTCTTGCTTTTACGCATTCATTCAGGGCTTTTACATTAGATTCAAGAACTGTGAATGGGTACATTCTTTTGTTCTTGTTTACAGCTTCAGCTTCCTGGAATTTTCCACGGAAAGTTGTCAGACCGCTGGAGGAGGACTCATTTAGGTTTAGGGTGAGTCCTCCGTTCATGCAGCAGTCGATAAGTAGCAAGTCGCTCATGTTTCTCCTTGGTAAAATTTAAACTCACTCAGAGGATTTCAAGTGTCTCAAGCTATCTTGCATTGTCATTCCGTCTGCTGGCAGATAGGGATTTTTTAGTGATGGGAAGACATCGGCACCGGAGTATTTGGTGTATTCCTTGTCATCATCAATGCTCTTTTCTCCGTGGATTTTGAATTCACCGGCTTTGGGGGCGTAGGGATTTTCCATATTTGGGAAAAGGTCTTTGCCTTTCATATCGGTGAAGTATTCTTCGGAGCCAGCTTTTACATTTTTGCCATCGCTAAATGGGCTGGTCTTATATGGACCGGTGTGTTTGCTAGGAATTGCATCGCTCATAGCGGCATTCTTAGCTAGCTGTGGGTTGTCACCTATATCGGAGACGTGAGGGGTAGCTACTTGCCATGTTGAGCCGTCTAGGCTCATGCTGGCTTCGCTGACTGTTTGGAGGTATAGAGCAGCTTCTTCAGCGATGCGTACTTTGTCATTTTCTTTGCCGTCGATGACCATTTCGACATCATTTAGAATAGAAGCGGTTTCAGCCTTTGTGGCTTCGTCGCCCATTCTTTCTGCTGTGCGGTATACTTCGGTTAAGCCACGGTATAGGTCGCTGAAGATTTGTGTTTCGACATGGAGATCACCTTCAGCCTTTTTGAGTGCTGTTTCGGCAACTGCTGCGAAGTCGGAGTAATCATTAGCTTCGGAGAGTTTGCCAACGCTGGAGCAAATTCTGCCTACATTATCGGTATAAGCCTTGTGGGATGTTCTGAGTACGCCTTCGGCTAGGAACATGCATGTATTGTCATCAAAGTTTGTGGCACCGGAGTTTTCTAGTGTAATTTTGATGTTTGTAGCTAGTTCGCTTTCTGTGAGGAATAGTAGTTGTGGCCAAGCGGCTGCGATATTTTCGAAGGCGTTTTGGAGGGAAGCGTTATCAGATAGAGCGTTGAATCTCTTGATATCGGTTACAGCCTTTACCCAGTTTCCTTCACGGACAACCATTTTGGCTTTTTCACGATTTTCTTGGATATAGCGATTATGTTTTTCGGTTTGTACTTTAAGAATAGCGCCTTCGTTTCTTAGTCTGCTGGAAGGGATTCTTACAGAAACAACATTTCCGTGGGCATCTTTCTTTACATGTACATCGTTGTAAACATTTCCATTTTCCTTGAAAGTGATATATTCAAGGACATTATTTGATAGTAGGCTAAGTGATTCTTTCTTAACTTTTGGCATTTTGCTGCCGACTTTATCGAGTCTGACCTTGTGTAGGTGGTCCTTTTTCTTCTTTCTCTTCATTTTGCTTGACTTGTTGTCATCGCAAGAATCGTCGGACTTCTTAGATTTTTTGTCTTTGAATGCTTTGAGCCAAGGGGGCATTTTGCCACCTTTTTTAACTTCGTTTATTGTTCCTTCTTTTAGTTCTGCACGAAGCATAGGTGTGGCGAAGTATTCTGAGAAGCTTACGGAGGCTTCTTGTAGTTTATCTTCTAGGATATTATCAACCATCTTCTCTAAGGAAGACCTTAGATTTTTGCGAGTTGTATCTTTATCAACTATTAGTTGTTCGATATTTTCTAGTAGAATTCTATCATCAACAATTTGGTAATTTGCATAAACAAAATCGCCGTTGTTATTGATAAATGTTGCGTTATCTTCGTTAACGCAATATAGATCAAGGAATTGTTGCCCTAAAACATTGGCGAGAATTTCTGTTGATTCTGCCAATTCTTTTTCAGAGTTTGTCACAGAGTTCTTTTCGAGTGCCTTGAAAGCATCGAAGTTGATAAGTTTCTTCTTCATTTAATTACTCCCAATAAAGTCCTTATAACTTACAAATTCATTTCAAAGTTTACCCAAACAAGAGCAAACCGTTTATTAATAATAAGAATATCTATGCAGATAAACTCATTTTTTAACAAAAATTATTGTTAATTATTATATAGCAAGTGTTTTATAATTTTGGTAATATATATTTTTGAGGTGTAGCATGAATGTGTTTAAGTGGTTTAAAAGTTTTTTTACAAAAAAGGAAGACAAGAAATTATCTGTTTATCCTCCTTTGAATTACGATATAGAAAACAATAGGATTACTGCAAATTTATTGCAGATTGCTGGTAGTTTATCATCTAGTGATATGAAAGTGAATTTAGAAGGCAGGTTAGAAATATCTGATTATTACAATGATGAAAATACTCAATTTTTTGAGTTTATTAATGACATATCTATTTTGAATGAAGATGGTAAAGAGCCTGTATTAGTAAAGACGATACAGAGGTTTACGATATACAGAAACGAGCAAGGAAGGTTTGTTAATATTGAGATAGGACAGCCTATTAAAGTTAAGAAAAAGTTTTATTCATAGTCTTCTGAATCAACTTCTTCGATATCTTCTTCGGCTGCGTAGTTCATGATTCTCATATCATATTTTTCAATATCTTCTTCGGAAGCTTTTGGAATAATTTGTGGTGATTTTTGTGTTGGTTGTTGTTCTGGGATTTGATTTGTTTCTGGGGACATATCTGGCGGAGTTTCTCCTGATTGGACATCTGGAGATATTTCTTGATTTGGACCTTCTGGTGTTGCGCCTATTTCTTGGGGATTTTCTTCATTTTCATCGGCTGGCACACCAACGCCGAGTAGGGATGGATTTTGAGCCATGATTTGAAGTTTTGCGTCTTCTATTTTTTGCATTTTCATTCTACCGACAAGTATTTTTGTTTCGGATTCAGAGTATTGCATCCATTTGTTTAATATGTCGTAATCGGAGAGTAGTGCTGAGCTTTTGAGGCTAGATGCGTTTGTAATTCTTGCTGTGGTTATTTCGGCTCTGCTGAGTTCTCTCCATTCGGATGGTGCTGTCATACGAACTTTGAGATCTTCATATGATTCGGGTGGATAGCCTCTTAGTCTTAGGTGTCTATTTGCAATTTCCCACATACCATCTTCGTATGGTGCTTGTAATCTTTCAATTAATCTTGCTACTCTTACATCTTGTGCGGATAGGGTAATTTTTGTTACTGCTGCATCTTCGATATTGAAGTAATTTTTGGGGAATTGCATGGCTGTAAAAACTCTATTTCTGAAGTAGACAGCGTCATCAATTTCGCCTAAGTTTTGGGCACCTGGCAGTGTTTCAATTCTTGTGCTTGTATTTGGTCTTACGGGTAGCCAGTAATCTTCATCAACTGCTGGTGCGTGATATCTTTCTTCTACTGAGTTTGCTCCTTGGACTCCGGGTCTATTGGTTGATATTTTTTTCTTTCGGAATTGATCTTTCATTTTTTCAACGAAAGCTTCTGCTTTGAAGGGTGGTAATTGTCCTACATCGATATAAAATACTCTACGTTCGGGGCTCCTTGACAATCTATATACCAGCATAGAGTCTTCCATTAGTCTGAGTTGGTGAGCTGGTCCTCTGGCTGCTTCAACCATGCTTACGCCATAGGGATAGAAGGTTTTTCTATCGTCGCCAATTTTCATATGGACAACTTGTTCTGGTGCGAATCTAATTGCAGTTGCCTGCATAATTTCTTGGTCTGTAGATTGTGTTACAGGGGCTCTTGTTAGGCTTTGGTAGTCTGGTCCTTCTTTAGATTGCTGGAATTCAACTACTTTGCCTTTGGTGGTTTCTATGCGATACATTGATTCTGCTGGTAATTTAGTAAGTTTTAGTATGCCATCGCCGGGATTGTCGAGGGATATTACTAATTCGTAGAATAAGTCTCCGTAGAGTAATAAGCTTTTGAAATCTGCCCAAGCTCTGCGGTTTACATTTAGCATTGATTTGTGGAAGAAGAGGAATTCCAGTTCTTGTTTTACATCATCATCTTTTGTTTCGATTTTGAATATATTGCCATCTGAATCTTTTTGGCAATTGTGAACTACTAGGGAGTCGGTGCAAAAATTGTGGTGTTCTTCTACTGTTAGGTCGTATACTGGTTGTTCTTTCCCAGGAAGAACAGATAGTACTTTTGCAGAGTCTTTGTAGTTCATTTGGAGCCAGCGAATTTCTCTATTGTTCCATCCTTCTTTTTTCATTCTATTTTGAACTGTTCTCCAATCGCAATCTATAGTTGCTTTTATTTGGGTATTTTTCATTCCTGATGATAAAAGACGGCAGTAATAATTTACATTTTGGTATTTTTCTAAATCTTTTCCATTTTTATATTCTTCCAGTAGTTGTCTTTCGTGAATCCATCCTTTGTTATGGCTATAGATTCTTGGGTATCTTTTGATTGGAACTTTGTTTAGAAAGTTATTTGCTTCTATTTTATAAAAAGGCATAAGTTCATCGCCTTTTTTTATTTCACCGGCGTGAATCCATTCTCCGTTTCTTTTTAGAACACGATGATCTGGTGTGCATTCTAATCTTTTGCCATTTTTGAGAATGATTATAACTGTTTTAGCTATTTTTGTTTGTCTTGGAGAGTGTGCCCATCCGAGAGTAAAATCTTTTTTAGTAAAATCGTAGCAATAAACTAAAAATTTCTCATCTGGATATTTTTTAACTAAATCTCTTAATCTGAATATACCGAATGGTGTATTTACTGGGGTGTGTCCGACTAAGCAAGCTTCGTCAGCGAAAACATTTAGTGCCATTTCGATTTCTGGAGTGCTTCTTAATCTTTCATATTCTTTGTATCTGGACTGTCTATTTGTTACTGTAGAAAGATCGATAAAATCATTTGATTCTCTTAATCTGATTAGTCTTGAGTCGGATCCGCTCCAAAAAGAGCCATCTGGACTTAGTGTTGGAATGGAGTCTGGTTGGGAGATACCAGCACCAACAACATCAGAAGTGTTGAGTGTTTTAGCTAATGGGTCATTTGTGAAGGCATAGCTATATGTTTTAAAAAAGTCAGCCCATAGTGGAGTTGGCATTAATTCACACCTTTGTAATTCTACATTATTATTATAGTTATGCTAGCCAAAGTGAAAAAGAGCTATTCTAAAAGCAAATCTGTTTGGTTATTTTGCAAGCCATCAATTTTATTTTGTTCTTTGTTTATCATATCATCTAATATTTTGATAGCATTTTGTGCATCTTCTATATTCCCAAAAAACATAGGATTTTTTGGTTGGTTATTTATAGCTTCTGTAATTGCTCTTTTTTTTCTTTTGTTTTCTACTTCGTTAATTGAAGTTATTGTTTGTTTAAGTAGGTTTTTAGTTTTTTCGAGAGCAAATTCATCTGGAATTTTAGATAATGATTCCATAAGTTGTTGTTTTACTTGTGATAATATTTTTTCATTTCTTTTCATTTGTTTTCCATGATATGGAGTATTTTTATATTTTTATTATAGACAGAAATTTCATAATTTTCATTTAGTACTGTTTGATTTCCCACGAACAATACTTTGTATTTTCCTTCATTTTTATTAAGATATTTTGTATTAATTTCACATTCTTTTAAACAAAGTAATTCTCTTTTAGTTTTATTATATTCGTTTTCCGATACTATATCGGTATAGCATCTTTTTATATTTTTATTTTTATTTCTAGATTCAAAATATAATTTTATACTTTTATCATTATCACATGTTAAAATTATATTTTCTTCTATTTTTAAAACAAATTCTTTTTTATTATTTGTTTTAATTTTAAATGAATTAATTGGTTTCCATGTATCTTCTATAGATTCTGGGAATGGTTGTATAGTTCCTCTTATAAATTTTCGTGTATTGAATGAATATTCATTTAGAAGTATTTTTATTATATTTGCTTTTTGTTCTGTTATATTTTTTATTCTTTGTACAAAATTTTTATTTTCTTGGGCTGACCCGGCGTTCATAAATCTTTCGATTATATAATATTTATTTGGTTCATCTTTTATTGCTGTTATAAATGATTTTATATTTTTATTTCTATTAATTTCTGCTATTAGCTTAGAGTTACTATAAGAAATTTCAAGCAAATTACAAATGTTTTCTTTATCTGTATAAAGATTTTTGACCCAATCTTGATCATATAGTGATTTCTCCAAAGCTTCTGTATATGCGTTAAAATCTATTTCTATATCATTTTTATTCATAAATGTTTTAGTGGTTACCAACCAAACTCCTTGATTAGATTGTGACTTTTTCTATATAAGCCTAGAAGTTCTTCTTTTTCTGCATTAATTCTATCTGTTTTTTGAGCATCGAAAATTCCTTTTACTTCTGATTTGAGTCCTTCTCGTAGTTCTCTACGAATATCTGATATTTGAGGTTTTGTTTCTCCGGATTCATATCCTATTGGAACTCCTTTGTATATTTCATCTCTTACATAGTTTGCTATGGCAATAGACATAATTGCATCATCATGCTTCCCTTTAACTGCTTGTGCTTTTTTGGTTTGCACATTATATTCAAATGTTTTTATTTCTCTTACTAATCTTTTGCTTTTTATTTTAAGTGATTTATTAACAATTCTTGATTGTAATTCTTGTAGAATAATAATTCTATTACTTACATTTATTTTAATTCCTGGTTTCATTAATCTGTTGTTTTTAGCTGATATATATAAATTATCATAATCTGTTAGATTATTAAGTACAATTCCTCCAGTTGACATATCTTCTACTGCTACCAATGCGTTATTATAATATAATCCTAGTTCGTTTACAACTTGTGCTAAATCATGTGGGCTGATTAAATTGCTATAGAATTCAGCACATTGTTCCAAGGTATTAGCATTTATTACTTGAATGCATGAATTATCTCCATCTGAACCAATTCCTTCTGCTGAGTCAACTCCTATTATATATTCTTGTCCTTCTACGGGTTCTTTCCAGACCCAAAGGGCACCTTTTGAAAAATCGTTTGGTTTTTCTTCAGAGCTTGCGTCAAGGTTAGAGAATTTTGGGAACATTTTTTTAATTGGTTCTAGGCGGGAGGTGCTTTCATCTAGTTCTGTAATGACATTTGATGGAAAGTAGGTTTCGCCTGATCCCAAGAATGATCTTAAAACTTCCTGAAGAAAGCCTTTTTCTCCTAATTGTTGTCGTTGTTCTGTAATCCAGCCTGGATTTTTCTTTTCATTATAATCAGGGTGTTCCCAGTAATCTAAGTCTATTATATGGAATTGATTTTTTTTATCTTTTGCTTTGGTATAGGTTTCTTCGTACCAGTTTCCAAGACCGTTTACTGTTGAAACTAGTACGCAGCTTCCTCCTGTAGATAAAACTGGCCACATAGCTTTCCAATGGCTTTCCATATCTGGAATAAATGCTGCTTCGTCAATAATAAGAAATGTAACTGATTTACCACGGGCAGCTTCTGGGGAATAGAATTGAAGGGCACCACCTGTATCTGGGAATTGTTTTAAGTGGTCATTCCATTTGCCATCTTTTTTAGGTTTTAGCCATTCGGGCATATGTTCAATAGCTCTATCTACTATCAATCCGATACCAACGGCTTCTCTATCTGTTTTAGATAGCGCCATAATTTGTTGGTCTAATTGGAACAAACACTTCCACAATCCGTACAACAATGTAACAGTTGTTAGTCCTCCTTGTCTAAATTTACTTATTATATTAAATCTATGTTCTTGATAATAATCAATACTTCTTTTTTGGTAATTAAATAATTGAAATCTAATTAAGCCTTTTGTTGGATGTAGAATTTTAATATATTTAAGACAAAAGTATGGGAAGCTTTGAATACATTTTGACATTTCTTCTTGTTGTTTATCTATGGAATATTTGCTTTGGCTATCTACAGTTTCATTTGGATCTACTGTAAATTGCATATCGTCGAAGAAATAAAATTCTGGATCGTAATTTTTTAGCCAATAATCTTTATATGATTTTTCTTCCATTTAGCCCCCTATAATATAATATACTGGAGATTCCACATGTTAAAAAATGAAAATCACACAAAATTTGCTAATATTATGCTTGGCGACCTTATGAATGAGCGCAAGCACATGTTATTTTACTTGACTGCGGCTTCTACTGTTAGTGGTTTGCATCGAGAAGAATACAAAGAATTTTTCGCTAAAGAAGCATCAGGCGAGATGTCGCATGTTGTTGAATTTCAAGATTGCCTTTTGGGTTTGGGTGTTGATTTATCTTTATCTGAAAAAACAGTTTCCAATAATGATTATATAGTATCTTATGATCTGATTGAATTATTGAAATATGCTTTAGCTATGGAAGAAGAAGTAGTTTCAAATTATGCAAAAAGAATAACAGAAGATATCTTGTTGTTAGATGAGCCTGAAAAGCGTTGGATGGAAATATTTTATGAGGATCAATTGGAGAATAGTAGAAAAGATGTTGATAATTATAAAATGATTTTGCGAGACTGTAAATAAATACAGTATAAAAAAAAGGGGTCAACATGTCTTTTTTTCAAAATGTATTTAATTTCGAATTCAGACCAAGTATGATTGGTTCTGACAGGCAATATCAAACTGGCTGGCATCTTAAGGGAAACACAAATAGAAGTGACTACATGGTTAGTTCTTCTGTTGAGCCATTTAATTTGCTTGGAAACGATGTATTGACTTTAAATTATGCTTTTGATGTAAACTTAATGGATTATGCCAATTTGAATGTTACTCTTTCTGGTGCTGTTATGACGGCTGTCACAGCCAAAGAAGTTTGTGATGTATTGAATGCAGATAATATTTTTTCTGCTTTATTTGTTGCTAGTTTATATTCAAGCACAAAGGCTCCAACAAGTCCTAACAAAGTATTAATTAAGGCTAAGAGAGACAGAGGCAATTGGAGAGCTTATTTAAGCAATAGTTCTGCAGAATCCATAATGAAATTTAACAAGAATGCTGTAGTAGCAGAATTGCCAAGTTATTTTGAAAAATATGCATTAACCAACAGGTTTACATATCAAGACTTAGGTCCAGATAGACTGCTATTGTTAGATCCGTCAAATCCTGTTGATGCTGCCGTCATTACTGATGCTGGTTTTAATCCTTTAACGCCAAAAGCTGATTGGCAATTATTAGCTGGTAGCAGTGATGCTTATTGGTTTTATAAGAAGACTTATGTAGCTGGAAAAGTTACGGAAGAGATTAAGTATCCTGCTGGTGCAGGAGTAGGTTTTGCTGCGAAGAAAATATTTTATGGATATGATGGTAGTGGTAATTTAATAAAAGTTTGTGAAACTCCATATGTATTGCAATCAGGCGATTTGGTCACACCGTGATGAATATCGAAACGTATTTATTTGTTTTATTAATTTTAATGTGTTGTTGTATTCCACTAGCAGAATATATGTTTAAGAAGTATTATTCTGATTAAATAATATCTCCCCATTTTTTTCTTAGATCTGCTATTGTAGTATCTTCCATCATTTTATAATTATTTTGTTCTTCTATGGCTTTCTTTTTAATATAATTTTTAATTTTTGGTTGTATTATATTATAAAGTTCTTCTATTGTATTTTCCCAGCATTCATGAGGAACATAGGTTTCAAGCAATCCGCTAGTTTCTTTGTAGCATAGAAACCCTTTATAAAAAACTTTTATTTCTCCGAAATAATCATATGTATAAATTTCTATATTATTAGCGTGTTTACTTCCTGTGTAAAAATATCCTAATTTAGTTGTAATTGTATTTTCATCTAGAGTTTGAATTTCATCTTCTTGAAAATCATCATAATTTAAAAATTGTTGTTCTTCATTTTGTTTAATTATTTCATCTCCGAGAAATCTAGATATTAAATATATTTTGCCTTCATATCCCATTAGGTTTTTTTTAGTAGCTTCTGTAGATCTTTGTTCAATAATTCTTTGTTCAATATCCATATTATATAGATAGTGAGGTGTGCATATGTTTAATATTAAAAAATGTTTATTTGAGAGTTATGATTTTGTTTTAGATTTTTTGAATCATAGAAAAAAGCATGTGCCTCAATCACGCCCGAATAGACCAGAGAATGTTCCTTTGCCAACACCAACACCAACACCAATACCAACTAGGAGTAATTTTATGAAGTTCTATTACAATGATCCTACTTATGTGAATTTGATTGGAACTGTTGAAAATCCTAAGCCTGATGGATTGTGTTTAAGTGTTTCAAACTTAATACCTGGAGATCATTCATTTGATTCCACACAAGGATTAGCTTGCAATACATACGCTATTCTTTGTCATGGAATTAATGTGTTTAACAAGTTATTTAATTTAAAAAAATGGGCAGCAGTAAATTGTCTTACTGTATTTCCTGCTGCTGGCGTACAAGCTAACGCTTATTATGATAGAACAAATTTAAAGTTCTTTTATTTTGATCACAAAGGTAAAAGAGTTTACACGGCTTTATCTGCTGATATTGTTTTGCATGAGTTGGGTCATGGTTTATTAGACGCTATAAGACCTGATTTCTTTAGTTCTGCTTCTATGGAAACATGGGCTTTCCATGAGTCTTTTGGTGATGTAACATCTATAATTAGCGCATTGCATTTTGATCCAGTTGTTGATAAGCTTCTTGCTGATACAAATGGCAATTTGAGACAACCAAACATTGTAGCTAGTGTAGCAGAGCAATTTGGAACTGCTCTTGGAATGGTTTGCGGTTTAAGAGAAGCATTTAATAACTTTAAGTATCAAAATCCTGCTAGTTTGCCTAAGCAAGCTAGTGGACCAGATATGATTTATAATGAACCACATTCTTTTTCAAAGATTATGACAGGAATAGTATATGATGTTCTTTGTTCTGTTTATGAGAAAAACGGTTCTACAAAAGAAGCTTTATTTAAAGCAAGAGATTATGTTAAGGAAACATTTTATAAATCTTGTGTTACAGTTCCAAATTCTGCTAATTTTTATGAATGTTTTTGCGAAGCTTGGTTACAAGAAGATTTAAAACAATCAGTGTCACATAAAGAAATTTTAATAAAAGTGTTTCAAGATAGAGCTGTATTAAGGATGAGCAAGATGTCTGAGGAAACAGTGGATGCAAAAGAAAAGATTGTTATAAATATGGACAATGATTCCAGATTGGAAAAATGCAAAGCAGAGATGAGTGTAAAAGATTTATATGGTGATAGTTTTTCTGCTATGTCTATTGATGAAGAAATTGGAAACATGGTTGTTGAGCTTGCTGTAGATGATATGTATATTAGAACAGACATGGTTGGGTGGCAAAAAGTTTCTAGTCCTTTGGAAGAAGCTAAAGATGCTGCTAAAAACTTGTTGGAATATATAATTTCTAATAACTTATTTGGCAAAGAAGAAACTTCAGTATGGTTTAAAAATGATGATAATAAATTAACTAGAAGAATGTTTGAGTGCGATTGCTATTCAAATAATTGCAAGATACCTGGTAATCCTGAATATGGCAAATGTTGGAAATCTAAAAACAATACTGGATGTTGCACTTATGGAAGTTGTGCAAATTCAGAATCAGAAAATTCAAAAAAAGTTGAAAAAACTTGCAATATACGCTATAGTAGTTCATGTAGGAATTCTTCTTATAATTCCAAATGCTATTAGGAGAAAGTTATGTATTATAAATTAGATTTTTGTTTCACTTTGGAAGAACTTCACAGAGAAGAAGTTAGAAATGCTTTGAAGCATTATGGAGACGATGAGGATGAGGATGAGGATGAAGAGGATGAGGATGAAGAGGATGAGGATGAAGACGAGGACGAGGACGAGGATGAGGATGAAGACGATGATTGGGATGACGACGACGACGATGACGACGATGACGATGACGACGATGATTGGGGATATGATGAAGACGATGATTTAGATGAGGAAGATTGGGACGATGATGAAGATGAAGATGAAGATGAAGATGACAATTATTAATTAAAGATTTGAGAATATTAAATCTTTAATTTTTTTAAAGGATATTTTTTTGGGGCATGGAGGCTTTTCACTATTTTTTATATTGCCCTCTATTGGACCGTTCGTATCTTTAATCCATATGTCTGGTCTTTGTTTTGGTGGTTCTAATCCACCGTTAGTTCCAGGATTTTCCATAAGGTTTATATATTCTTTAAAACTAATCATATATAGTATGTAGGTGAACATGAGTACAAATTGGTCTGGAATTCTTATTTGTGATGAATTTAAACATATTAGAAATGAAAAGGTTATATTTGAAAAATATAACTTAAAGAATTTATTACATATACAAGGCGAAGAACAGTTGTTGAGAGCTTTGTTTGTTGGCGGAAATACAAGTAATAACTACATACCTAGTTTTTACTATTTGGGACTTGATAATAGACCGACTATTTCTATAACAGATACTTATTCAACAATAACTGGCGAACCTTTAACTTCAACAGGTTATTCTAGACAGTCTATAAGCTCTGTAAGTGGATTTAATATTGAAACTAGCGGCACTATTGTTAAAGCCAAAACAAATTTAATTGGGTTTACATCTACTTCATCATCTTGGGGACCAGTTAAAAATTTATTCTTAACAAATGTTCCAAACGGGTCTATCACATCGGGTGTTTTGTATTCTTCTATACAAATTGGAAGCGATGTAGTTCTTTCTATTGGTGATACTATTTCTATGAAATTTTCAATGGCTTTAAGAAACTGTTAGTAACTTACATAAGAATAGCTATTGCTAAAATATTTAATATCTTTTATTTCTACATTATGTATGTAGATATAACCAGATTCTTCTATTTTATATGTCTTTTTAAAGCTGAAATAAATTCTAGATTTTCCTGAATCTTCATCATTTAATATGTCTTCTAAAAATACTTCATTGCTATTAAAAAAATCTAAATAATTAATGCTCATATTAGAAAGAGGAATGTGGATTTTATAATTTTTTGGAAGAACTTCTACTGTTTCTAAATTTTTATTTGTATCAATTTTATATTCAATTATTAACTCTTTGCCAAAAACTTTTTTTTCAAATTTTGCATCTTCATGAAATGAAGATTGGAACATAATTCCCAAGGCGGTCACTTCGCCACCTTCATAAATATTGTATCTTTCTTCTTCTGTAACAAAAATAAGGTGATTACAGAATATTGGAATGTATGTTGTTTTATTTGACTTTTTTTTCACTTTATTTTCCTATAAAATGGGCAGATATTGTTGTAATCACATCGGTTGCAGTGATTGCCAACATTGCCAGCTACTTTAGCTTCATCGGAATTTTCTATTTGATAAAATAAATTCTTTAAATCTTTTTTTGTTTTTTCAAGATATTCTTTATTAAAATTAGTACTAATAATATTTCCGCCTTCAACATACACCAAGGCTGCTTGTATGTTTTCTGGTTCTATATTAAATTTATCGCTTACATATGCTGCATAAGTATTAAGTTGTAGATCTTTTTTAATTGTTTCTTTAGTTTTTCTCCATGAATTATTTTTTGATGTTTTATAATCAATTATTATCGCTTTGTTGTTTTTAACTATCAATCTGTCTATAAATCCAGTTAGTATTTTCCCATTTGGTGGATCCAAATCATAATTTATTTCGCATTCTAATTCTCCATCAAATCCAACTTTTTCTGTGAAAAGTTGGATTACTTTTAAATGTTCCCAAAATTTATTTTTGTAAGATGTGTTAAGCAAATAAAGCTTTTCGGTATCTTGAAATTTAATTTTACCATACAAAAGGTCTTTGCCGTATTCTAGTATAGGTCTAGAACCTTTTTCTTGAACATAAAGTTCAGCAGCCTTATGCACAAGCTTTCCATAAACAAAATAAATTTGTTCGGGTTGGTCTGGTATCACCTTGAGGTGATACCTATACTTGTATTTTTGTTGGCATTCTTCGTAGCATTGTCCACGGCTTACGCTAAGATGATTTATAAGCATACCAAATTATAATTAATTTTTAGCTGGGAGGCAAGCGAATGGCTATTGATTTTGAAGTTTTTCGAACATGGGCAGAAGAAAAATTTAAAAAAATAGATGTTAAAGGGTCTGAAATTAAATTAAATTCATTTTTCGCAGACAAAGATGAAAAATTTCATCTTTGGTGTAGTCCTTCAGGAGGAAAAAACAATAGACCTTATGGAGTTTTTCATTGTTGGAAAACTGGCAAAAAGGGAAGCTTGGTTTCATTGGTTATGGAAGTAGAAAAATGTAATCACAATTATGCTATGGAAATACTTGGCTTAAGAAAATATAAAGGAAAACCTATTGAAGAAATAAATCTAGGAAACGAAGAATATGAAAATTTAGAACTAGATGAAATTAAATTTAAAATAATTAATCTTCCTCCACATACTTACGAAGTAAATAAAGCTCCTATTTCTTGGTATAATAAAGCAAGAAATTATTTACAAGGAAGAGGATTCAGCACAGAAAAATTTTACATCTGTACTGGTGGTAAATATTCTAATAGAATAATAATTCCATATTATGAAAAGAATGGTGGTCTAATTTATTTCAACGGAAGAACATTAGGAGATGATGAATTAAGGTATAAAGGTCCAGAAAAAGAAATAGGAGTTGGTAAGGAAGATGTTTTGTTTTTTACAAACTTCCCAGAAAAAGGAGAAAAAATTTATTTATGCGAAGGAGAATTTGATGCTTTGACTCTTAATTTAATCGGTTTGAATGCAGTTGCTTGTGGTGGCAAAAATTTAAGCGAAAAACAAGCTATAATTTTGTCAAATTATAAGATTTGTTTGTCTTTGGATTTTGATAACGCTGGAAAACAAGCATTAAACAAAATGTATAATACTTTAATTTCTTTTGGTTTTATTGATACAAATGATAGAATATCTGTTTCCTTGCCTCCAGAATCATACAAAGATTGGAATAAATTTTATACAACTCATGGAGGTAAAATTGTGTTAGAATATATTAGAAGAACTGAAAGAATTTTTGAATCGGGGGTTGGGAACAGTTAGCTAAAAATCTACCTAAATCTACTTAAAACTTTTCAAAAAGTCAATTATTTTTAGGATATACCCTGAAAATTTTTGATAAAGAATACTATAATATAGTATGCTTTTAGTTGAACGACACCAAATTGAAGCTACAAAACAAATTGTAGAACTTTGCAAAACAAGCAAAGAACTCTACAATAAGTGCAATTATCATATGAGGCATCGTTGGTTCTCCAATCTTAAATCAAACGATTGGTCTATCCCTCTTCCTGATATAAATGTTTTAATTGGTTTAGTTCAAAAGGAACCAAGTTTTAAAAGTCTTCACAATACAAAAACGGCTAAACAAACTGTAAGAAAGGTTCTAAGTGATTGGGGCAACTTCCGCAAAGCAATTGCTGCATTCAACAAGGATGCATCGAAATTTGCCAAGAAGCCAAAACCTCCATATTACAAAAAAGACCTTGCACAAGTGATTTTCTATGATGAAACCATTAAAA